AAAACAATTCCAGAGTTCCAGTGTCAGCTCGGCGTCGGTCTCAGCGTACGGACCTACATACATGGACGGTAGCTTCCAGAGCTCGCCTTTGGGATCTACGCCAAACTCGACTGCTGCTTCGGTCAGTCCCTTTTCGGACTTGGTTTTATTAAGATAGTCGTAGGCTAGAGCATTTAGGCTAAAGCTGTATCGGTTCTCATCAAGCAAGGATGCAATGACCATAGTATCAATGATACGGCCGTTGATTGTAAAACCCGTGCGCCGTAGCCAACCGGCATCGTACTGCGCGTTGTGCATGATCTTATCAGCTGGGCACTCACAGACTTTCTTCATCCAGTTGTTGACTATACGCTCGTCAAGATTGCCACCGCCCATATGCTTGATTGGTAAGTAGCCTTTCCAGTATTCGGTAGCCACAGCGTATCCGACGATCTCGCCGTTGCCAGTGGGCCATCCGGGGCCGCTCTGTTTAATATCAGGATCTCTGGTCTCGACGTCTATTGCTATTGTGTTGGCACCGGTTATGTCAGGTAGTTCGTGTGGTGGAATCCATTCTGACTTCGGTGTGAACATCGCCATCTGAAGTGTCATGTTGTACCTCTATAAGTTTGTTAAGGTACCACTGTGCTTTCTCTAAATCTTGGATACCGTTTTTGTGTCTATAACGCGCTAAGTATTTTAGTATATTACCTTCAAGGTAATAATGAAAGCCCTCAGCTGTGATAGATTCAATCATGTCTATGGTTTCGACTGAGCTGTTTGTGTAATGCTCAGGATGGTTTACCATGTCTTTGTTTACTCTTTTCATGCTCTCTTCAAAAAAATGTAATTCTTCTTCTTGCTCATGCTTTTTCATCTCTTCTTCCTTTAGTTTCATCTTCATGTACTCTAGGTGTCTCACTGTCATACCTCATAATCTAGTAACAGCTCTTCGCCTTCAGCTATGGCTCGTTTCGTAATAATATTATATACAAGGTAGTCATCCCAGTCTTGTGTGCAATCTAAAACACAGTTTGGTTTTTCTGAATGGTTAATAAAACCACCAAGCGGTGTTCTAATATATGTAAGTATCATAGGCACTTTGATGTGCGTTGCCCCAAGATCCGTGTTTCGTTTGATGTCTTGCGAGGCGAATATACCATGCCCATGTACTGGACTTTCTTTGATACACACTTCGTCAGGCAAAGGGTTGTAGTAAAATCTATTGTACTTGATTTTCATTTATTGCTCTCTTTTTAAGTTTTATTATTCTTTGCTCAATTTTTTTGGAATAACCTTAACTGGAAATTCTATTTTTTGTCTTGATTGCAAAACAAGAGCTCTTTTCTCTGAGTGAGTTAGTTTCATATGTAGTAACTCCTATTGTTGTCCTCTGGTTCTATGATGTATAGATTTTGTTTAGCTCGCGTGACTGCAACGTAAAAAACTCTATGAACATCGTCGTTGCCTATACGAAAAGCCTCGTCAGCCGCGGGAGATAGATCTGTAAACAAGATAACATTGTCAGCTTCTCCGCCCTTGGCTCCGTGTATCGTGGACACTGTAATTCGAGGCTCTGCATTGAACTTCTCTCCGCGTCTCAACAGCGCTGTTATGTATACACGCTGTTCTTCAGGCAATCTATCGAGCGCCTTGTGCCATATTAACTCATCGCCGACTAGCAAACCGCACTGCTCTTGCAAGAAGTTCATGTCTAGTAATACGTCGCTATCTAATCCAGATAGCTTTTTAAACCCGCGCTTGACCCGTGTGCCGGTGCTCATGTAGCTGTAAACATCACGAGCCGCTTCGAGTGTAATAGACCGTCCCTTACGGAGCTGTTCCCAGCCATTCACTGCCGCAGATATTCTAGCCGAGATAGATCTGTGACCTTTGTGATTATAGAGTAATCCCAGAGACTTCAGGGTCTCAGCGACTGGGTTCAGTATGTAACCGGCCTGAGCCATGATAAGCCACTGCCCTTCAGACAGATCAATGTCATCTATACGGGCTATGTGCTTGACTGATCCGTTCTCGTCTTTGGGTTGATAGCGCTTTGGGTATCTGTGTTTTATCCTGCCGACTATCTGTTCTGCTACGGCGTGTATTGATCTTGGTACGCGGAATGACTGCGACAGAGTTTCGCTTGAGCCGTCCAGAGCTATGAAATGTTCTACGTCAGCTCCGGCCCATCTATATATGGCTTGGTCATCGTCTCCGGCTGCAAACATAAACTTGGACTTCTTATCCAAAGCATGGGCTATGTCCCACTGTAAAGGGCTAAGGTCTTGTGCTTCATCTAAGAACGTAACCTGAAATGTGGGACAGCATTGATCGGCGCTGTCAATGAAGCTCTGGAGCATATCTGTAAAATCATACAGATTGTTCTTGAGCTTGTATTCTTTGTAGCACTGGTGGAC